TATACAACTTATCATCTAACTTACAAAAAAATGATAAAGGTAGTTGGTATGGTTGGGTAGTAACACAAGATCGAATTTTAGAAACGAAAGATAAATCTTTGTATTTAAGTGCAAAAGGTTTTTCTGGCGACGTTAAAAGAGGATCGGTGCAAACAAGAGCTGATGTAGAAGATAAAATAACAGAGAACGTACCGTTCTAGGTTAATTAAGAAACGGGGCTCGGTAATACGGGCCCCAACAAATATGGCATTTATGAAAGAAAAATTTAAAGAAATATTTACTGGCTTTAAAACAGCTTATGGTCAGTATCAAAAAGGTGAGCGCGGAGAAAATGGAAAGCAAAAAGGAAAAGCATTCATTGTTAGAAAAGAAGTTGTTGATAAGTTATGGGAAGATCATCTTAATGGTGTTGATCCTGCTCTTGGTATTATTCCTATTAATGAAGATAACAACTGCAAGTGGGGTTGTATTGATGTTGATCAGTATAATCTTAATCATACTGAATTAATAAAAAAGATAAGAGGTCTAAAACTTCCACTCATAGTTTTCAGATCAAAGTCTGGTGGAGCACACATATTTTTATTTACTAAAGAATTTATATCTGCATCGTTGATGCAGTCTACACTTAAAAAGATTTCAGATGCATTAGGATATCAAGGAGTTGAGATATTCCCTAAACAAACTGAAATACTTGTGGAACGTGGGGACACAGGTAATTTTTTAAATTTACCCTACCATAACCAAACAAAAGGACTACGATATGCGTTCGACGATAATGGCACCGCTTTGTCACTTGAGGAATTTTTTAAGCTCTATGATATTTATGCGTGCAGCAGGGAAGAAGTTGAGAAAATTCAAATCAAAGAAGAAAAGGTAGAAGAAGCATTTAAAGATGGGCCTCCATGTTTAAATAGATTAGCTCGCGACGGCTTTGGCGAAGGATCTAGAAACAATGCATTGTTTAATATCGCCATATATTTTAAACAATCAGATCCAGATTTTTGGCAAGATAAAGTCGTTGCAGCTAACTTAAATTACATGAATCCACCATTACCTAATAGTGAAGTTCAACAGTTATTAAAATCAATTGGTAGAAAAGGTTATGATAAATATAGATGTAAACTTCCACCTATTGTAGATGTTTGTAATCCATCTTTATGCAGAACTAAAAAGTTTGGTGTGGGTTTAGATGAAGAGAGTATGCCTGCTTTAAATAATTTAATAAAATATAATTCTAATCCACCACAATACTTTTTAAATGTAGGAGAAGGAGATGAAGAAAAAAGAATAGAATTAAAAACAGAACATTTAGCAAATCCAGTTATGTTCTCTATTGCAATACTTGAAAAAGCAGATCTTGTTATACCAAAATTAAAAGACAAAGATTGGAGAGAATTTTATTTGAAACCATTAATAGATAAAATGCAAACAGTAGAACCTTTAGAATCATTAGATCCAATAAATCAGATAACATCTTTATTACAAGATTGGACTACGAATAGACAGAATGCAAGAACAATGGATGATATATTTAATAAACTTCCATACACAGATGATAAAAGAGAATTTACTTATTTTAGAATGGAAGACTTTTTTAATTTTTGTAAGAAGAATCATTGGGAAATGGATAAGGCAAAGACAGGTAATTTATTAAAACAATTAAAAAATATATTTGTAGAAGAAGTTAGAATGAAGATTAAAGGTCAAGAACCTAGATTGGTTAAGATTAGAACAATGAAGAAGATAGATCCAACAATATCACAAGTCAAATACCATGAAGAACATTTTTAATGATAGGAATAAATTGGTTTTTAAAATACAGATTATTAAAACAAGAATTGGAAAAAGTAAAATTACAAAAACAAATATTAGAAAGGAGGTTAAAGAAATATGAAAACAATAATACTAGGACCACCAGGAACAGGAAAGACTACAACATTATTAAACTTGGTTGATGAGTTTATAAAAAGTGGAACAAGACCACACGAGATAGGTTATTTTTCTTTTACCAAGAAAGCAGCCAGAGAAGCAGCAACAAGAGCTTCTGAAAAATTTGGATTAAGTATAGAACATGATTTAATATATTTTAAAACACTTCATTCTTTAGCTTTTAAAATGTTAAGTATGACTAAAGATAGGATGATGAGTCCAGAAGATTATAAGGAGTTTGGAGTTAAATGTAACATACCAATAAAAACTGCATCTTATTCTGATGAGAATGGTATCTTTAATTCAGATAATGAATATTTAACTATTATCAATACAGCTAGAATTAAAAAAATAGATTTAATGGATTGTTATGATTCAAGAAAGAATCTATTAGATATAGAAAGAGATACTTTGTTTTTGTTAGATCAAGAATTAAAAAGATACAAGAAAGAAAAAGGATTAAAAGATTATACTGATTTAATAGAAGAGTTTGTTGAAAGAGATTTATCACCACAGTTTAAGGTATTATTTATAGATGAAGCACAAGATTTATCGCATTTACAGTGGGAAATGGTCAAAACTATATGGAAAAAAGCAGAAAAAACATACATTGCAGGAGATGATGACCAAGCCATTTTTAAGTGGGCTGGAGCCGATGTAGATCACTTTATAGCGCTAAAAGATGAGGTGGATGAGATTAAGGTTCTTAATCAATCATATCGTATTCCTGGTGGTCCTATACATGAATTATCGCAAAGAATTATATCAAGAATAAAGAATAGATATGAAAAAGATTATAAACCACGCCAAGAAACAGGTATTTTAAAATATCATACGGATATTACTCAATTAGATATGTCCAAAGGAGAATGGACAGTTCTTGCATCAGCTAATTATTTTTTAGATGGTGTAAAAGAATTGTGTGAATTACAGGGTTGGTATTACCAATACAAAGGATTTAACTCTATTAAAATAGAACTATTAGTAGCATTAAGTAATTGGGAAGACTTTAGAAAAGGTATGCCTTTAAATTACTTACAAATTAAAAATATATATAAATATCTTGGAGCTTATGTTGCACCAAAATATAGAGATGCTAAAACATTAAAAGTTGAAGAAAGTTATTTAATAACTGATTGCATGCAAAAACATGGTTTACTTACAAACGAAGTATGGTATAAGTCATTTGAAGGTGTTGATACAATTACAGAAAATTATATTCGTAATATGAGAGCAAATGGTGAGAAGATAAATAAAACTCCTAGAATTCTTATGTCTACAATCCACTCATTTAAAGGTGGTGAAAGAGATAATATTTGCATACTAACAGATTTAACAGCAGCAGCCATAAGACAAAATGAATATGATCCAGATGAATTACATAGATTATATTACACTGCTTGCACAAGAGCTAAAAAAGAACTTCACATAATAGAACCAAGAGATTTTAACAAAGCATACATTATATGAGCAATAAAGTATTTTTTAGACAAGTAGGTGGTAAACATTATAAACAAATGGTAATACAACCATCTGTCTTCATTAACGAAAATAATTTACCTTTTGCAGAAGGCAATGCAATCAAGTATATATGTAGACATAGATTGAAAGGAAAAAAAGAAGATATATTAAAAGCAATTCATTATTTAGAAATGATATTAGAAAGAGATTATAAAGATAAATGACACGAACATATCAACAACCTTTATTCGTTCCGGAAACAGAATGGGTAATGCCAGAGGAATTAAAAGACTTACGTGGTCATAAAGAAATAGCTGTGGATCTTGAAACACATGATCCTTATTTAACGGAATTAGGATCGGGGAACGTAATTAAAAATGGTAAAATAGTTGGTGTTGCTGTGGCCGTAGAAGGTTGGTCAGGTTATTATCCATTTGGTCATTATCTTGGTGGTAATATGGACGAGAAATTAGTTTTAAACTGGTTAAAAGATTTATTCAAACAAGAAGAAACAACATTTATATTTCATAATGCAATTTATGATGTGTGTTGGTTGAGATCTTATGGAATACAAATCAAAGGTACAATCGTAGATACAATGATAGCAGCATCTTTGGTTAATGAAAATAGATTAAGCTATAGACTAGATACACTTGCAAAAGAATATTGTGGTTTAGGTAAAGATGAAAAAGTTTTAAATGAAGCAGCAAAAGAATATGGAATCAATCCTAAAAAAGATTTATGGAAACTTCCATCTATGTTTGTTGGTCAATATGCAGAGAGAGATGCGGAAGCTACATTAAAACTTTGGCAGCGTATGAAAATAGAATTAGAAAATGAACAGGCATGGGATGTTTTTAATTTAGAAACAAAATTATTTCCTTGTCTTGTAGATATGAGATTCAAAGGTGTAAGGGTAGATTTAGAAAAAGCAGAAAAAATTAAGAAAAAATTAATACAAGAAGAAAAGAAATTGTTGTTTAAAATCAAGGAGTTAACCAACGTTGATGTAGAATTATGGGCCGCAGCATCTATTGCAAAGGCATTTGATGTACTTAAACTTCCATATGATAAAACAGAAAAAACAGGAGCTCCTAGTTTTACTAGAAACTTTTTAGCAAATCATCCTCATGAACTTGCACAATCAATTGCAAATGCAAGAGAGATAAATAAAGCGCATACAACTTTTATAGATACAATTACAAAACATTCCTTCAAAGGAAGAATACATGCAGAGATAAATCAAATACGATCTGATGATGGTGGAACTGTTACAGGAAGATTTTCAATGTCTAATCCAAACTTACAACAGATTCCAGTAAGACATAAAGAATTAGGTCCATTGATTAGATCAATATTTATTCCAGAAGAAAATTGTAAGTGGGGAGTATTTGATTATTCACAACAAGAACCAAGAATATTAGTTCACTATGCAATCTTACAAAATTTAGAAGGTGTTGATGAAATTGCAAAAGCATACGAATCAGGAGAAGCAGACTTTCATGCAAGTGTTGCAAAGATGGCAGGAATTGAAAGATCACAAGCTAAAACAATTAATCTTGGATTGATGTATGGTATGGGTAAAAATAAATTAATGGCTGAACTTGGTTTAATGAAAGATGATGCTGAAAAATTAATTAGACAGTATCATACTAAAGCTCCTTTTGTTAAAAAGAGTATGGATAATACAACAAGGAAAGCAGAAAAAGATGGAAGAATTAGAACATTGGGTGGTAGAATTTGTAGGTTTGACCTATGGCAACCAATTGAATTTGGTGTAAATACTCCACTTCCACTTGAACAAGCTAAAAAGAAATATGGAGATTTTTTAAAAAGAGCATTTACTTATAAAGCTTTAAACAAATTAATACAGGGATCTGCTGCAGATATGACAAAAATGTCTTTAATACGTTTATATGAAGAAGGTGTTATACCTCATATACAAATTCATGATGAAGTAGATATTTCTGTTGAATCACCAGAAACAGCAAGTAGAATAATTGAAATTATGGAGTCAGCTGTTAAATTAGAAATACCAAATAAAGTAGATTATGAATCAGGGGATAATTGGGGCGATATTAAATAATATACAATGTCTTATTTAAATGCTAATATACCACCTATATACTGTAAAATAAGGAGAGAATATCTATATGACTTACGAAAACATCAAGGCGAAACTGAAGATTGTGTGGTCTTTGCTATTGCAAGTATTCCAGGGCGTGCGATCTTATTTCATGCTTTACTTACGAATGGTGCAATATACTGGCGGCTTCCTATCTCTGCTTTTATTCAAAGAGGAAACAGCACTACTGTGTATCAATCACAAATGGAACATCAAACTCTCGACGATCTTGAGTTGTGGAATTCATTTAGTTATTATCCTGCTGTTACTGTTTTTGATTTTTTAATTGGTCAACGCTGTAAATACATAGGTAAGAACAAAAAGTTTTATCATGGAGAATATTTATTCACTGTGGATTGGGCACATCCGGAACCTAATATTATCGATACTGAACATTCTGAAATTCCCGATCAGCATAAGTGTGCTCACATTTTGGCTCTTGATAACGGTAATTATGCAGCTCAACCTAATAATCGTATTTTGTGGAGTGTTCCTAGCTTTACATCTTCAACACATTGGCCGGATTATAAAGTCCAAACTACGTATTGGAATGTAGAAAATAAAGATTGGAAGACAGATGATTCTGATGATATGTTCTACAATATAGATGCCAAAGAAAACAAAAAAATTTAGAAAACCATTACAGCTCGCTGCTAGAATTGAGCATGGCATATGTCCTTATTGCAATTTATTATCTCCATTGTTGTTTTTATATAAAGATTTTTACAGATGTTCTTTGTGTGGAGAGGAAGTAGAACAATATATAAATGGAGTTATTAGATATATTCCAATTACAAGCAGTAAAAGAATTGGTTTAATGACAGAAATAAAAGATAATGGCGCGTAAAGTTCAATCAGGTTCAGGCACATTTATTAAAAAAACTAATAAAAAACGTCCGGGACGTCATGCTAAAAAACCTAATAAACGTAATCGAAGAAAAGAATATAAAGGTCAAGGGAGAAGGTAATTGACAATAGAGTAGAAAAAAGGTATGAATAGTATATGCCTAATAAAGATAAAAATAAAGAAAAAATAATAAAAAAAAATTGGTATTTAAAAAACAAAGAAAAAATATTAAAATTAAAAAAAATTAAATACCTTGAAAATAAAGATAAATTTAAAGAAAAAGCTTTAAATTATTATAAATTAAATAAAAATAAAATTTTAAAACAACAATACGAATATATTCGCAAAAACAGAAAAATAAGGAATTTAGCTGCTAAAAAAAGATATTATAAAAAAATGAAGGATCCTTCATTTAGATTGATACAAGCAATTCGTGCAAGAACAAGAGGTGTTTTAAAAGGAACAGATAAAAGCAAAAAATCTTTTGAATATCTAGGTATTCCAAATATAGAGTTTTTTTGGAATCATTTAGAAAAACAATTTAAACCAGGAATGACTAGAGAAAATTATGGTTTATGGGAAATAGATCATATTAAAGCAATTTCAACTTTTAATAGAAAAGATCCAAAACAATTAAAAATATGTTTTAATTATAAAAATTGTCAACCAATGTGGTCTTTAGACAATAAAATAAAACGAGACAAGTAGTCAACCTGCTTGCACGCCCAAAGGACGTGCAAACAAGAAAGGTGTGAGAAGAGATGTCCACAATATCTTAAAAATAAATATCTTGCAACACTTGTTTTTATAGTATAACTTCCCATATTACATATGCAGAAAGCATAATAAAATAAACAAAAGGAGAAGAAATGGCAGACCCAAATAAATATAAGTCAGTATCAGTAAATATAAAAGCATACAACGCTTTATCCTATTTAACAGGTAAATTAACTGATGCTGATTTAAGTATTAGTAAAGTTATAGAACATCTTGCAATAAAAAACGCTAAATCAAAAGGTTATAAAAATGGAAAACAAAACACATAAAATCATTTGTCATGACTGTGGCGGTAATGGTTATCGTAGAGATTGCTATGGTGAAGTTTATCAATGCAAGAATTGTAAATCACAAGGAGAGATAGCATTAACCGAAGAGGAGATGTTAGAAAATATTGATGATGCAGGAGCTGTTGTATGAATTTAAATAACTTTGAACCAAACTATTGGTTATTATTTATTGTCATTACTTGGTTATTATTAATATTAACTATAGTGATGTATACATAATGTTAAACATAAAGTTGAGAGAAGATCTTTGTAAGTTTGCTTGGGATGCTGTGAACAAAAGAAATTTTGGTAATAGATCTGTTGGCGCGAACGGAAGTAAAGAACAACAATACACAGGCATTCTTGGCGAAGCAGTAATCTATGACATTGTTTATGGTAAACTGCCCGAGTATAACGAAGCGGGGATCGTTGATATTGTTATTAACAATAAGAAAGTAGATATCAAAACTATGGGCCGAACAGTTTATATGAAACCAGATTATGTTCACAACTTTGTTGGCTATCAAAAAGATTTCCCAAATGACATTTACATATTCAATAGTATCGTAAAGAAAGATAGAACAATTCAGATATGTGGTTGGCTACCAAAAGATGAATTCTTTTTAAAATGTGATTTTTATAAAAAAGGAGAAGATCGTTTTAGAACTGATGGTAGTTCATTTAAAACTAAAGCACCTTTGTATGAAATAAAAAATAAAGAGTTAAATCCAATTTCTATTGAAGATGATGTTAGAAAGATTGGATTATGAAAAAAAATAAAAAGAATAAAGAATTAGAACTTGAGATAATCTATGGAGAACTATTTGATAAGATGGTTGAATTAGTTTTAAAAACTAATGAACCACAAATGGTTGCATCTACAATGATGGCGCAGGCATTAAGATTATATAAAACAGTATTTAAACATGAGGGAGAGTTTAGAGAAGTTATTGAAACAGTTTTAAGGCAAGCTGAAAATATAGAACCCTATAACCATCAAACTTTACATTAATGACAACTAAAACAATAAAAGGTGTATGTTCAGAATTAATAGCAGCTCAAGAATTTTTAAAGAAAGGTTATTATGTTGCTAAATCATTGGATCCACAATGTCCGTTTGATATTGTGGTTGTTAATAAAAAAGGTAAAGCCCGTTTACTTGATGTTAAGACCGTATCTCGTCGTAAGAGCCAAAGTTATAACTGTAAACCAGGAGACACAATTAATCGTTATGTATCGAAAAAACAAAAAGCGTTGGGCGTTAAGATATATTACGTGGATGGAAATTAGAAATTTTATTATTGGAATGATTATATTATCTTACATTATTAGAGTATTTATATGAAATATTTATTTGTATTTTTAATATTAATTGGTTGTTCAAAAGATATTTCTTTTGATCCTACAACTACCATCGTTAAACAAACTATTAAATTTTTGTATGATGAATCAAGTAAAGAAAAACCTGTAATGGAGATTCAATATTAATTATGAAACACAATCCTAAATTTATTTATCCTAAATCTATTAGATCTTTAATAGATGACAAACGACACTATGAGATTGGTACAACGAAACTACCATCGGTAACCACTATTCTTTCTGCAACGATGCCGGAAGAAAAAAGAAAATCCCTCGATGCGTGGAAATTACGAGTTGGTGCTACCGAAGCGCAGAAAGTAGTTACGACCGCAGCGAATCGTGGAACGGCATTACATACTATTTTAGAACATTTTATAACAGGACAAGGTTATCTTGATTTAACTGATACGGGCCGTAACGCTCATAACATGGCTCAAACTATCTTTGAAAAAGGATTAAAAGATAAAGTTAGTGAATACTATGGCACAGAAGCTACCCTATTTTACCCAGATCTATATGCGGGAGCAACTGACATGGTTGCAATTCATAATGGACAAGACAGTATTATTGACTTTAAACAATCAAATAAACCGAAGCGAAGAGAGTGGATCGAGGATTATTGCTTACAACTTGCAGCTTACGCAATGGCACATAACACAGTTCATGGAACACAAATTCAAAAAGGTGTTGTGATGATGGTAACACCGGATAGTTATTATCAAGAGTTTATCATAGAGGGAGAGGAACTTAAAAAATATAAGCACGAATTTTTAAAAAGAGTTGATAAATATTACAATAATATCAAGGATTTAACTACTGTTGACAAATCTGATAAAATAGACACAATGAAAGGATATAACTAATGAGCAGCTACAGGACTGCACCTTATCTAGAATAGATAAGCTAAAAATCAACTAACATCGCAGGAGGAATAAGTGAATAATTTAAAAAATTATATACTGATTTACGGAGTGGCAATCGTTATTTGGGTTATTATTATACTGTTTGTTGTGTTCTCACAGCCCGCCTTTGGCTATACTAATAACAAGGAATTCATACAATCCGTCAATAAATGCGCGGATTATTTAGAAAGAGGAATGAAGAAAGAAGATAAAATACCACGAAAACTACTCCTAGCTCAAGCAGCATTGGAATCTAATTATGGTAGATCACGTTATGCCAAAGAGGGAAACAATTTAATGGGCATATATCAGTTTAAAAATTTACATACTGGTATGACCCCAAGGGGTAACCCGAATGCCCCCTTTAGAGTGGCTAAATTTCAATCTAAATGCGATTCTATAAAGTATTATATAAATTTGTTAAATACGAAAGATGCTTACATTTCTTTTAGGAATGAACGTTTATTACAGTCTAAACTGCGTGTGAATGATGTAAATAGATACTTTCACCTGTTGTATAATTATTCTACTAACAAGGAATACCCACAGTTATTGATTAGAACTCACAAGGAAATTGTTGCTTTAGGGTTTTAATGTGGGGATTTTTAGGCCCCACACCATTTGCTACTCGTCTTCGTCTTCTTCTTCATCGTCAAAGTCCTCATCTTCGTGATCGCATTGTTCGATGTCGTTGATCTTATCCTCTAATAAATCAATGTTTTCTCTGATTATATCTAGGATATCTTCGATTGATTGTTTCTTTTTTGCCATTTAATTACCCCCGATCCGCGATGCGCTCATATCAAATCATTGTGGCTAGACAAGGGGAAAGTGGTGCGGGAATCGTGGATCGTTGATTTATATAGCTTTTTTATATTTTGGCCGCCACCACATAAGGGAGATTTTAGGGGGTATGAAAAAAAAATAATTCAAAAATAAATCCCGTGGCGGCGTGGCGTCGTGGCGTTTTGTTGTATACCAACGATTCTAGCTGTTTTTGAAAAAACACGCCGTGGCGAATCGTTGGTATTGGCTACTGTTCTCGTGGCGTTCTCATCATTTTGCTGGATTTTCATGTATTCCGCTACGCGACCCCCTTTTGCAAATTTTATTTGCATTAGGGGGGTAAAAACTCTACTTATGTAGAATGAGCATTGGCAAATATCCTAGAGTTCGTGTCCATTGGATTGATATCCTTGGAGATACAGGTTGGGCTGACGAAGAAGAATTCCAGGAAATGCAATGTAGTACTTGCGTCAGCGAAGGTCATCTATTCCATAAAGATAATAAAGTTGTTATGACGTTTGCATCTTATGAAATTGAAAACGAAATGGTTACCTCTTACGGCGACAGAAACGTTTATCCCATTGGGGTCGTTACGAAAATTGAATATCTCTAGTTGTATTTATAAGACTAACTTTGGCTGCTTATTGTTAAATGAATGTAGATGTGATAAGATAAATCAGAATGATAAATGGAAAAACATTAGCAATGGTTCTGGATAAACTTTTGACAAAGTCAGAAGTTGCGCAGAATGCAAGAATACAAGTTCAAATGCCAAATGGCGATTTGCACGACATTACAGAAATAAAACTAATGGAGAATATGTTAATCGGCCCTTTTGAAACACACAGAATTGTGTTGATTACTGAACCACAAAAACATAAAATGTCTAAAGTAATTAGATCAAGTCAAATAGTATAGAAAGAATTTGAATGTTAAAATTGTTAGACCTGTTCTCTGGAATAGGTGGATTTAGTTTAGGATTAGAATCTACAGGAGGATTTAAAACAATTGCTTTTGTAGAAAAAGATGAATTTTGCCAAAAGGTTTTAAAAAAACATTGGCCAAATATAACCATAGAAGGAGATATAAGAAATGTTAAAGGAGAAAAATATGAAGCAGATATCATTACCGGTGGATTTCCCTGTCAGCCGTTCAGTGTCGCAGGAAAAAGAAAAGGAACAGATGACGATCGATACCTCTGGGATGAAACTATTAGAGTCGTTAGAGAATGCAAACCCCGATGGTTTATTGGCGAAAATGTTGAAGGCCTTATTAACATCAACAACGGGGTGGTACTCCGACAGGTGCAAACTGATTTGGAAAAAGAAGGTTTCGAAGTCCAATGTATTATTATTCCAGCTGCAGGCGTCGGTGCTTGGCACCAAAGAAAAAGAATTTGGATCCTCGCTCACAATATATCCAACTCCAACTCAAGATTCAGTATCAGACAGGACAAAGAAATACAAACAAGGAGGACTTCCACTAACAATGGCAGTGAAGATGTATCCAACTCCGAGAGTATCAGACATAGAGGGTGGAGTAGCAAAGAATGTAAAATTGGAGAATGGTCATTTTTACAGGGAGAACAAAAAAGGAGAGAGATGGGGAGTGAAGTTGAGAGATGCAATGGAGATGTTTCCAACACCGAGAGCATCAACAGCAATGGGGGAGAACTTAAACACAATAAAGGAAAGATTGAAAACCAAAAAACCAAAAGGAAAATTAGAGGAGAAAATAGCAATGGATATGTTTCCAACTCCAACGGCGAGAGATTGGAAAGACACAGGACAGAACAGCAATTACAAACGAATGGCAGAGAAGAGTATATTGTCAGGAGTGGTAATGATGAAACAAGAGAAAGTTGGTGGCAAACTCAATCCAGACTTTGTAGAATTCCTGATGGGGTATCCACTCGGGTGGACAGAAATAGAAACAATAGATTAAAATCTTTAGGTAATTCTATTGTACCACAAATAGTTAGACAATTGGGTTTAGCTATACTTCAAGCAGAGAAATAAATTATTCTTGAGATATTTGTTCTTGTTTTTCTTCTTGCTTGTTTTCATTAACAACATCAAAATCAGCTTCTACAATTAAACCTTTGTGATCTTCAATAATTTGTTTCATTTTTAATTCTAATTCTTTTTCAGTCATATCTTCTAATTTTCCATGCTTAATAATTTTTTGTTCAATATATAATCCTGCTGCTTTACCTCTTGCTACTTCTGCATTGATAGCTGCCGACCAAGCACCTTTTGCTCTAGACTCTTCCCTCAACTTTGCTAGTTCTGCTATGTGTTTCTCAAATGTAATTTCGTGTTTCTTTTGCATTTCCTCTCTTAATTCACCAATATACTTAACAACTAAAGGAAATCTTCTTGGGTTTCTTAATTCGCTTGCTCTTACATAAGCAGATTCTTTTTCATATCCTGCTTCAATTGCGCATTCGGTAGCTGTTTTTCTACCTTCATTAAATACTAGTAATTCTGCAAATTTAATTTGCATCTCTGTTAACCTTTTAGGAAGTGACATAATTACAACAAATACAGTAAAGTGGAGTAAAGGTCAATATTCGCTTGTGCTTGTGGTCGCTTGTGCTTGTGCTCGGCTGCGCTTGTTATCGCCTGTGATTTATATTTATTTAGAGCTCGCTTGCGCTTGGAACTAAACAATTCCAGGGCCTAAACTAAATTTTTTTGGGTGGTAGACATTGCCCACCACCCATAATCTAAAAAAAGAAAGGGAATAACTAATTTAGATTATAACCCTAGAACGATACAATGCTCTCTACCTACAATTGTAGATATTCACTAGGGAAATTAAAAGTCTTTCTATCTAAATGATAGAATTATTACTCGAAACTCTTAATCTTTATCCCATATAGTCCTATTGACTTAAATTACAAGTACCTATAAATAATATTTTTAGAAAGGAAATAAAATGAAAAAACTAACAAAAGAAGAAATAAATACGATAAAGAAAATTATTGCAGATAAAAAATTTTTATTTATTTATTTTAAAAAAGAAACTGGAGAACTAGTAAAAAGATATGGAACTTTTAGTTTTCCAAATGAAACAAGAAAGCCAAGTAAAGTAGAAGACAACATGATTGTTTATTGGGATAATACTGTAAATAATTACAGAACAATTGTACCAGAAAACTTAATTTACTGTCGTTCTAACGAACTTGAACTTTACAGAAGAGATGTGTAAAATAACAAATATAAAGGAGAATAAAATGATAGAAACTAAATATGTAGTAGTAAAAACAAATAATGGTAATTATTCAAATGTTGAAAATAATCAAACTTTTGATGATTATCATATTGCTATGCAATACAGAGATAAAAAAAGAGAAATAGAGACAATAGAAAAATCTGGTTATTATTTTAATGTTGCGTCATTTAATATAATTAAGAAAGGAAAATAAATGTTTGTAATTAATTTTAAAGATCAAACAGTCGCAGAATTTAATGAACAAGAATTATCTAGTTTATTAAATAGATATTTTGGCAAATCACTTACAAGAAAATGGTTATTTGCTCACGACAAAAAAACGGCTACAAAAATAATTAAATTTTCTTTAAAAAAGAAAGGAAAATAAATGACAAATAAAGAACTAATAAAAACATATAGAGCAATGTGTAAAAAGTTAAAAATTAAAAGTTTTTATCCTTTTTGGTTCCCTAAAAGTTATTTAAAAATGAAACTAATAAAAGGAGTAAAAGTTAATGTTTAACAAAGATGATTTAAATGCATTAATAGTGACAGTATTAATTATTCTTTTAGGATATGCGACAATGTATTTTTTTGTATATTTTGGAGAATATTTAAATATAATCTAAAAAATAGAAAGGAAAACAAAATGAAAAAATACTACTTATGTGAGTTCCACGAACAAAATGGCGAGTTTGAATATAATCATCATCATATTTATTCTGATGAATTTTTAAAAGAACTTGGCATTGAAAAAATTGAGCACATTGACATACACCAATGTAAATTGCTTAATCAGTTTTTTGGAAACATTGAAGAAAGCAATAACAATGGAAACGATGATTATTGGACACACGGACGATTAGTTTCCTATGTAGGTTTAAGTGAAGTAAAATCAAAAGAACTTAAAACTTTTGAGAAAGGACACATATACTGTGACTAAACTAGAAAAACCAATAGAACTTTCATCAATGAAAGAACCTATTTATTTGTGTACTTGGAATGATGGAGAATTTGTTCAAATTCATAATAGACACACATTTAAAAAGGAATACGAAACAACAAATATGCGATTTGACACTTATGATGATACTGTCGATTTGCCATATGAAAGCAAACATAATGTTTTCAATACAATGAATGAATTGTTTGATTATTTTGAAAACGAAGAATATGGTGGATTAGGTGAAGTATTTTATTGTGACAACTTCGAAATAACTAGAATAAAATGAAAAAAAATAGTAAAAGAATAATAGTTGGCTATTATGGCTACTATGATCAAAAGAAAGGAAAAAGGGTGTTTAAAACACTATGGCAAAAAAAACAATAACAGTAGAAAATGAAATAAAAAGACAATTAGAGTTTTCCATCAAAAGAGATGGAAGAGCAGATGGTGGTTATTATGCTACTCTTCGTAAGTTTAAAAATGAAATTAATGGAACTTATGAAGAGTTTTTAAAAAAATATCCACTTTACACTTGGTACAAAGAAAGTGAACACTACAATAAAAACTAACAACAAAAGAAAGGAAAATAAAATGACTGATAAACTAGAGGGTTACACTATGTTTAATAAATCAGAAGAACAAAAACTAGAGTTGGAATGGATAAAAAGAATAACAAAACTACTAGTTGGTAAAAAAATAATTAAAGTAGAATATATGTCGGAAAAACTAGCCGAAGAGCAAGGTTGGTATAGAAGACCTATTCAAATACTTTTAAATGATGGAACTTGGCTTACACCATCTCAAGATGATGAGGGAAATGATGGTGGATCTTTATTTACAAATAGTAAAGATTTACCTACAATACCAGTTATATAAAACAAACAGAAAGGAAAATAATATGACTAAACTAAACCAAAACGAAAAAAATGCGTTATCAGTTGCTCTTTGGAACTATGGGCAAGACTTTTGCAATCCATACGACTTTAAAGAAAAAGAAGATATTAAAGACGCAACTCATAAACAAAAAATATTATTAAACCTAGAAAAGAAATTAAAAAAATATTTTAATTATGATTTTAGATATGAAACAGAAAAAGGAGAATAAAATGAGCATACCACAATTTGAAATGACACTTGGTGATTTGTTTGAACAAGTTTTAGGTGATTATATTGATGGTCATTTAAAAATTAACAATGAAAGAATGACACCACATCAAGCAACTGAATATTTTGCAAAAGAGGCCAAAGAACTTGGTTATCATAATGAACAAATTGCAGATTGTTCTGAAGAGTTGTTGATGACATTGCAAGATACAATTATTCCAAAAGAGCAAGATTTTTTCAAAATTATCTAAAAAAGTCTTATTTAAAACCCCTCCTATTCGTTTTTGGTACCCTAGATGATACTAGGGTACCCCCCAATTTGCGTTTCATTTTAGAATGTAGTACTTACTTTGAAATGGCGAAAAGATTAGAGAGCAAATTTTGGTCAAAAGTTAAGATTGAAACACCAGAAATTAAGTGGACAAGAATAGAAAATACAGCATCTTTTGGCACACCAGATGCTTTGGGATATAATAAAAATAATCATTTCTTCACTTGCGAGACCAAAGTAAGTCGTAATAAGAAAATCGCTTTCTCGCCACATCAAATTTCGTTCTGTGTTCGCCATCCTCATAATCATTTCATCCTACTCACGACCCTCGCTCCCTCTTGCGTAAAACTTTATGAGGGATCCTCGATCCACGATCTTTTGTCATTGGGCACCGATGCGCCAAACGCGATCGCTTGTTCTTGGGACGCGATTAGATCTTGCTTTAATAAAATTTAATTTCGCTTGCGCTTGCTTGCGCCTTAAAACAGCTTGTGCTCGCTTGCTTGTTCTCGCCTGTGTTTTTCAGCTCCAAAAAAATCCTGGGCCTGCGCCTGGGCCTGCGCTGCCGGTTTTCCAGGCCCGTTTCCAGGGCCTAAAAAATGAGCTTATCGCAGGGCAAATCGCAGGGCAAATAAGAGCTTTTAAAGATTAAATAATTACTTGCAACGGATCGCGAATATCTTTAAATTAAGATCAAATAAATAGAAAGGAAAAAAATGATAACTAAAAGACAATGGGAAGAAATGACTAAAACAGATAAGTATCATATTTTAAGACTAGAAGATGAAACTTATTTTGGATATCAATTACAAAGGTTGTATTATTTTTTAAAACATATAATAATTAAAAAATAAACAGAAAGGAAAAAAATGACTGAAGAAAAAATAAGACTTGATGTGATTGCAACCTTTGAAAATCATACTCAAGATATATTTCAAATCATTTTAGATAAAAATATAGATACAGTTTTAAAATCTGAAAATGATTTATTAAATCATCTACAAGACATTATAGATTATACTAAAGACAGTAATTTAAAAAAATTGTCTTTATGTTTTATTTGTAATGAAGATAGTGTAAAAAAATATCTTACTATTAAAAAAGTTATTTCAAATAATGGTAAATATTTCTTTGAAGATGGTGACTTGATAAAAGAGTTGCATTAAAAGAAAAAATAAATAGTATAATTAAATAAACAGAAAGGATAAAAAATGATAATGATTGAAAAACATGACACCGACGGCTTTACATTAAGTGATTATGTAATGAATAAGTATGGACATGAGTTATATATTAAAACTAGATACATAGGTTATAACTTAACCGATGCTAAAAAAGCATTTAAAAAAAAATGCAAAGACATTATTAGAAATGAAAACAATGTCTTTGATAAACAATTAAAAGAATACGCAAAGACAGCAAATAAAGATCAGTTCACAAATACATAATACCATCCCCGATCAACGCGCCCCTAATCTATGGGGCGCAACCCCTCACAACCTACACACGAAACCCATAGACACAACCTCAACGCGCAACGCGTGCGACTATGCGCGTCACGCGTGTACGCGTTTGCGTTTAACAATTAAGTAATAGCGAAGCTATTACAATTCCAAAATGAAAGTGAAATACGAAGTATTTCTCTATAATCGATACCCAAAATTAAAAGTATGTAACTAAATGTTAATCTATAATCAAAGATTTAGACAATCATACGCACCAAAAACATTATAAAAATTTTCATATGAAATCCTAAATTTAAAGATTTCTTTCTACCCCTATCACCTAAAAAATAATATTTATAAATATTGCAATGCCTCAAAAATTTTATAAAAATTTTTTATGAATTGATTTTTTATTAAATAAATAATACAATAGGAAATGCCTTATAAAAATAGAGAAGATCAGTTAGCAGCTAAAAGAAGACATTATTATAAACACAGAGAATATTATTTAAAATATCAACATAATTTATTAAAATCTGGTTATTATGAAAAATATAAAAAAGAAAAAATTATTATACAAAAAAACTGCAAACAATGTAATGCAGTTTTTATTGTAAATGAAATAACAAAAAGAGGAAGACCTCATGTTTTTTGTAATAATTTTTGCAGAAAAAAATATAAACTTAAAATAAAAAATATTACTAGAAAAAATGATCCAATATATAAAATTTTTAAAAATACTAAAAAAAGAATTAAAGAAATATTAAATCAGATAGGAAATAAAAATCTTTATAAAAAAACTAATTATAAACTTAATTTACTAGGTATAAATAAAAAAATAGATTTAATTAAACATTTAGAATCATTATTTAAACCAGGAATGTCTTTTGATAATTATGGATATGGAAAAGGTAAATGGGTCATAGATCATAAAATTCCAATAAAATATTTTAAAGATAATTATGATTTAGCAAACAATATAAAAGCACAAAAAAATTGTTTTGGAATACACAATTTACAACCTTTATGGTTTGAAGAAAATCAAGAAAAAAGTGATAAAGTTTTATATAATGAACCCTTGAAAATTAAAAAGGTACCATGCAAGAGATACTACTAACAGAAGAACAAATAGAAAAATTACCTGCAGATGCACGTAAAGATTATAGAAAATATTATCTTATGTTGCATGAGAAAAAAACAAAGAACGAAATCAATAGTGATTTCTTAAAATTTGTAAAATCTGTTTGGCCAGATTTCGTTGAAGGTTCACATCATAAAAAAATTGCTGACCAGTTCAATCGTCTTGCAGAAGGAAAGATTAATCGTTTAATTATTAATATGCCACCAAGGCATACTAAATCTGAATTTGCATCTTTTTTGCTCCCCGCTTGGATGATAGGTAAGAATCCTAAATTAAAAATTATCCAAACAACACACACCGCGGAGCTCGCTGTTC